TGACGCCAAACTACTTGGTGGCAACGACGTTTGTTGGTACAGTTACAGTAACAGTTACTTAGGAGTTAGTTATGAAAGACATGACACAAGACAAGAAGATGGTGAAGTCCGCCATTGGTAAGCACGAGAAAAATATGCACCCCGGCAAAACGCCTACAAAGCTTGCCAAGGGTGGTAAGACCAATGAGATGATGCTTCAGTATGGTCGCGGTATGGCCAAAGTTACAAATCAGGGGAAATAACATGGCCAAGATTAACAATCTACCTGCTTCCGCATACGCCAAGCCCCACACCATGAGTGGTGCGCCTGTAGGCATATCTGAGAACCCCGGTTCTGGTGTCAATCGCAGTAAAGCCGACACCGTTAACATGTCTATTGGCAACATCAGCAAAGCTGCTGGTAACGAAACCACTAAGACATCCGGTATCGTCACCCGTGGTAACGGCGCGGCAACCAAAGGCACGATTGCTAGAGGTCCAATGGCATGAATTACACGCAACTCAGCAACGCGATCCAAGCGTACACGGAGAACACGGAAGCAGATTTCGTGGCTAATATCCCCGTGTTCGTTCAGCAAGCTGAAGAGCGTATATTCAACTCGGTACAGTTTCCGTCTTTGCGCAGTAATGTGACAGGCGCAACCACAACAAACAACAAGTACTTGCAGTGCCCCACGGACTTCTTGGCGGTGTATTCGTTGGCTGTCATTAACGCCAGTGGTGAGTACGAGTATTTATTAAACAAAGATGTTAACTTTATCCGGCAAGCGTACCCCCAGCCCACAGACACAGGGCTTCCTAGGTACTATGCTTTGTTTGGCCCACGTTCAGACAATCCGGCTGAGCTAACTTTTATTCTTGGCCCAACGCCAGATGCCGCATACGGGGCGGAACTGCACTATTTCTTCTACCCACCTTCAATTGTTCAAAGCCCTGTGGCTACATTAGGAACTATTACGGGCGGTAGCGCATACACAGCCGGTACATACTTTGATGTGCCTTTGACTGGCGGTTCTGGAAGCGGGGCATTGGCTACTATTACTGTTTCAGGCGGTGCAGTAACAGCCGTAACTATTACAGATGGTGGCTTGCAGTATGGAGTCGCAAATACGCTGTCTGCTGCCGCAGCCAATATTGGTGGGACAGGTTCTGGTTTTTCCGTTCCTGTTGCTTCTGTAACTAACTCAGGCGGTACGTCTTGGCTAGGCGATAACTTTGATCCAGTGCTTTTGTACGCATCTTTGGTTGAGGCTTACACCTACATGAAGGGTGAAACCGACATGATGCCGTTGTACAACCAGAAGTTCATGGAAGCTCTTGCATTGGCTAAACGTTTGGGTGATGGTATGGAGCGTCAAGATGCTTACCGTTCTGGTCAATTTAGACAGGCGGTGACCTAATGGCTATTGCTCAAACCCAGACCACAAGTTTTAAGGCAGAGCTTTATAAAGGCATACATGACTTGACGACTGACGTTATAAAGATTGCTTTGTACACAGCCAGCGCAAATTTAAACGAAGACACGACTGTGTACAGCGCAACCAACGAAGTACCTAATACAGGCACTTACGTTGCTGGTGGGGCACAGTTAACACCCATCACGGTATCGTCTTCTGGATACACAGCTTTTGTGGGTTTCCCTAACATCTCATGGACAGGAGTTATTACGGCTCGAGGCGCATTGATTTATAACTCCAGCCAAGGTAACAAATCTATAGCCGTTTTGGACTTTGGTTCTGACAAAATATCTACCGTTACATTTACAATCACCATGCCAGCAAATACCGCTACGGCGGCTCTTATTCGTAGTTCTAACTAAGGAGTCAATATGACCACCGAAAAACTTAAAGCCACTGACACTGTTTCTAGTGGTCTGACCTGTAACACCAAAACCGGTGAGGACGCAAAAGCAACCGGGCTATTTGAAATCAAGTGCCATGACAAAGATGGCAACTTAAAGTGGGAAGCGCAGTCTAAAAATCTTGTAGTTAACGTGGGCTTGCAGTACATGGCGGGCACTGCTTTAGATGGAGCAACGGCTCGAGTCACCGCTTGGTTCCTTGGCCTATACGGTGCGGCGTCTTCTAACAATCCTGCGGCAGCGGATACGATGACTTCACACGCTGGTTGGACAGAGGTTGTGGCTTACAGCAATGTAACCCGTGTGGCGGCTACGTTTGCAGTTGCAACGACAGCCAACCCTTCTGTAGTGACTAACACAGCTTCTCCAGCGGTGTTTAACATCAACGGCACAGCAACTGTGGGCGGGGCGTTCCTGACCAGCGGTAGTGCAAAGAGCGGTACAGCAGGCACATTGTTTTCCGCCGCTGACTTTGGCTCACCCGGTGACCGTTCTGTGGTGAACAGCGACACCTTGTCTGTGACTTACACATTCAGCTTGGCAGGATAATATGGCCGCGTGGGGTTCCGGCACATGGGGCGACAGTGGTTGGGGTGGTTTTACCGCCTTCACTAGCTCCGTAGACGAAACCTCTACCGGCACAGACGCAGTTACATCGGCACTCAGTGTTGATGCTTCAGTTGGCGAAACGGGTACAGGCACAGATGTAATAACAGCATTGCCAACGTATTTTCCGGCAGTAACTGAAACGTCAACGGGTACAGATGTTATAGAGGGAGCGCCTTTATACCCTGCTACGGTAGTAGAGACTGCCACAGGAACAGACGCGGTTTCTTCGGTTATAGACATAGGGGCCAGTGTTACTGAGACTGCTACGGGTGCAGATGAAACAGTAGGCGGTGAAGTTTACGATGCGTCACTAGCTGGCACGGGCTGGGGCGAAAGCGCGTGGGGTTACAACTCATGGGGCGGGATTGGTGAATTAGCGGTTGCCACGGATGTGGTGACTTCAACGTTGACAATTAGCGTATCTGTGTCAGAAACGGCAACGGGAACAGACGATGTTTTAGCGGTAGCAGCGTTTGGGGCGTCAGTTACTGAGACAAGTACGGGTAGCGATGCAATAACGGCACTACTGACGTACAACCCAACCGTAGCGGAAACGGCAACTGGGACGGATGCGGTATCGAGTGTTCCTGTGTACGCGGCGGTGGTTGACGAGACTGCGACTGGTACAGATGAGGTAACGTCTAGTTTTGTGTTGTTTGGTGATATACAAGAGACAGCAACAGGATCGGATGCAGTAGTAAGTAGTTTTTCAGTTAATACGGTAGTTTCTGAGAGTGCAACGGGAACCGAAGTAGTTACGACGCAAGCAGCTTTTATAGGAACGATAGCAGAAACCGCAACAAGTGCAGACACATTGGCAGCGGCAGCGGCGTTTATTGCGTCTATCAATGAGTTGGCAACGGGCACAGATACAGTAAACGGACGGCCTTTCTGGGAAGTAATAGATGACACACAGACCGCAAACTGGCAGAATATTGGTAACACGCAAACGGCAGGTTGGACTGCTGTTGCAACGAACTAGGAGCATTTAAATGGCAGCAACAACGACTCTTTTGGGCTTAGTCACCCCAACACAGGGTACGCTCTCTGGCACATGGGGCGACACAGTCAACTACGGTATTTCTGACTACCTTGATATTGCCATTGCAGGCACATTATCTTTTGCAGGTGATGGCGCTATTACTCTGGCAAACACTACGGGTAGTGCATCAGGAAACGCAATAACTTCCACCACAGCCCAATACATGGTGATTCGCATTACGGGCACACAGTCTATTGTTAAGATTATCACAGGCCCTAGCTACAGTAAGCTGTATATGGTGGATCACGCAGGCGCTACCAGCGCAGTAACGTTCAAGGCCGCCGGTCAATCTGGTGTTTCTGTCGCTGTGGGTGAGAAGTGTTTTGTGTACTACAACGGCACAGACTACGTCAAAGTGGCATCTACAGCAGTGTCCGGTATTGTTGGCCCTGCAAACGGCGGTACAGGTGTATCAAACAATGCAGCCAGCACGTTGACTATTTCGGGGGCTTTTACAACTGCGTTAACTGTTACCGGAACTACGGCTGTCACGCTTCCTACAACGGGAACTTTGGCTACTTTGGCGGGTTCAGAAACCCTGACTAACAAGACCCTGACAAACCCAGTACTAACAACTCCTCAGTTGGGAACACCATCACAAGGCGTATTAAGTTCTTGCACAGTTGACGGAACAGATGCAGTTGGATTTAGAAATGTTCCCATTAACAGTCAAAGCACAGCATATACAACAGTATTGGCAGACTCAGGAAAAGTAATTTTTCACCCGTCAGGTGATGCTAATGTTAGAACATTTACTATTGATTCAAATGCAAATGTGGCTTATCCACTTGGAACGGCAATTACATTTATTAACATGACAAGCCAAGTAGTAACGATTGCCATTACGTCTGACACAATGTATTTGTCTTCTGCTGGCACAACTGGCTCACGCAGTCTTGCTCAGTATGGTTCCGCAACCGCAATCAAAATGACTTCAACAACTTGGCTTATTTCAGGGAGTGGATTAACATGAGCGGCGCGTTACAAGCTGTTTTTATGAACCAAAGGAGTTTTAATTCGTTTTGGATTGGTACGCTTGGCAACATTGCAGAAGCTGATGTATCTAATTTTGTAGATTCAGCGGGTAATAGTTATGTCATAGGCAAAACAAACGCTTCACCGGGCGATTTCCAATTTGCAAAATATAATTCAAGTGGAGATATTCAATGGCAAAGAAGTCTTGGTGGTGCTGCAACTAATGAACAAGGCTTTGCAATATGTACTGATTCCTCCTCTAATGTATTGGTTGCTGGTGGAAATGCTCCTAATGCTGGCAATATGCAGATAGCAAAATATAATTCTTCTGGTGCTATCCAATGGCAAAGACAACTTAGTAGTGCTAACAGCGAAGCTCCAACTTCAATAAAAACCGATAGTTCAGACAATATTTATTTTGTTGGTAATTCAGATAGTTTTATGATAATTGCAAAATATGATACATCTGGAACTATTCAATGGCAAAGAAGTCTTGGCTCTGCTACCTTTAACAGTAATGCTCAATCAGTTGCTGTAGATAGTTCAGGCAATGTATTTGTTTGCGGTTTTACAAATGCCGCAAGTTTGGGAAATGACCTTGTTATTGCAAAATATAATACATCTGGCACTCTCCAATGGCAAAGAAATCTTGGTGATGTTTCATTTGGCAATGAACGTGGTCAGTCCTGTGCTTTAGATAGTTCTAGTAACGTATACATGGTTGGGAAAAACGGAAATGAACTGTTAATTGTAAAATATAACACTTCTGGGACTCTCCAATGGCAAAGAGAAGTATTAACTAGCACTAATAATGTTAGATGTAGTATTGCAGTAAGCAGTAGCGGTAATATTTTTATAACAGCAGTGCAAGTTGTAGCTGGTTATCCAAGAGCAGTTCTTACATCTTATAATAGTTCTGGAACATTACAATGGCAAAGAACTTTATCTCAAAGTGCAAACAGTATTAACGCTTTTTCTATTGGTATAGATGCTAGTAGTAATATTTATTTTTGCGGAAGAATTGGAATTTCTGGCAATGAAAATTACTTGATTGCAAAATTACCATCGGATGGCTCTCTTACTGGCACATATTCAGTTAATGGTCAATCACTAGTTTATGCAACATCAACTATCACAGATCAAACACCTAGCCTGACAGACACGGCTTCTTTACTCACAGATGCCGCTTCTTCTTTGACAGACTCGGCAACAACCCTGACTGATGCCGCCACAACCCTCACATCAACGGTGACGACTATATGAGCGCATATATCAAACTATCTACATCTGAATATCCACGGCACATTGGTGACATTCAAAATGACCCAATGGGAATGGCAGACTATGCTCATGTTGAGTGGCGTGACCCACCTGAATACAACAATACTACCCAGCGATGCGGTGAGACTGCCCCTGTTTTAGTAGATGGTGTCTGGCACATGGTCTGGTTTGTTCGTGATGCAACACAAGAAGAACTTGAGAGTAATGCCAACAGGCTTAACACACTCTAATCATGTGGGACTGGGCTGAAGCATTTATTGTTGCGGCCTTTGTTATTGCCTTTATTGTGTGGGGTGCGTTTACCATTTTATGGATATGGCAATGATTCATGCGCTGGCTCATACTGT